CGGAAGAGATCCAGATGGCACTGTTGCAGGCGAAGCTCTTGGAGACGCTGCTATCATGGGAACCTTTGATCCAGTTTTTGAAGCAGAGGCTCAAGCGGCTTATGGGGTGCCCGTTGACCAAGACATCACGGTCTCATACGATGGCGGGCAAGGCATCGGCGGGTTCTTTGACAGTGTAGGAAATTTCTTAGGTAAAGCGGGCACAACATTAGGCGGCATTATAACTAATGCTTTAGAGAATCCTCTTTCTACTCTTGCCGACCTCGCTATCAATAAAGCAAATCCCATTGGATTTGCGGCTAATCTTGCAACTCAGGCGCTTACAGGCAGAAGCATCGCAGCCCATGCATCAGATGCCTTGAACGCTACAGTGGGAACCGCGAAAACGGATCAACAGCCTGTAGCGCAAGCCCTGAATGAGTTCGCGACTAATTTGGGTAATAAGGTAGACAACTTTTACTCAGGCGTAACGCAATCAGACAAGGTAGGAATTGGTTCACTATCTCCTGACTCTCCCGCCATGAATTTAAACCCCATAAATCCTATTTCTGTAGATACGGAGATACGATCTCTATCTCCTCTTGGTGTCTCACCACCAGATACTTCACCAACTGGAGGCGACATAGACCAAAACATTATTGATGCTATGTATTTAAATCCAATGATAGACAGATCAACCCTTGGTCTTGCTCAAGGTGGCGCCGTCAGCCTTGACGCCCTTTATAACAACGTTCGAGCCCGTAGAGGTCCAATAACAGGTGGTCAGAGATCTGGCGGCGGTATCATGTCGCTGCGCTAAACTACTTGGCGTCACCCCAGTTCTCGCCAATGCCAACGTCCACCTTGGCTGGAATGTTCAGCTTCGGTACACACTGCTCCATCAGATCCTTGATCTCCGGCACCTCATCGCCTTCTATCGAAAAGCACAGTTCATCATGGACCGTGAGCATTGGAACATGGCCCTTGGCCGCACAGTCCAGCATAGCTTGCTTGGTCTGATCCGCGCTTGACGCCTGTATGAGCCTGTTCAGCGCCTTGTACGTAAACGCTACCTGATACAGGTTTGGATTCTTGCTGCGCCACTTGCTATCGCGTTCTTCCTCTGGCGTATTCAGGATGTCTTCCCACTGCGCTTCTAGCGCCTCTGCGTGAATCGGCTTCTTCATCGTCTTTGAGTAGCCCTTGAGCTCCCGCATTGGGAATCGACACTTACGGCCCAACATCGTGCGGAGTTCTGCGCGTTTCTCCGCTGTCTTGGTAACCATGGACGCAAGGTCACGGATAAACGGAACTTTCTCGTTGTACTCATCCCGAATCGCCTTGGCCTCTTCAAACGATATGTTGCCAAGCACGGACGATAGCTTACCTACGCCCATGCCGTACATCACACCTAGGTTAATCGTCTTCGCTTGATCACGTTCAACGCCAGCTATCTCTGCCATGATCTTGTGAAAGTCCACGTCCTTCGCATGATACATATTTACGATCTCAATGACCTTCTCGTCTCCAGACATAGGGGGCGTCAGCGATGCGTAGTGCATCAGCCATCGTGGCTCTTGGGAACTGTAGTCGAAGCTCCCCCACTTGGTGCCTTCTTCCGGGAGAAAGAGTCCTCTAACCATTTTCTTAATTTGTGGGTGTCGAGAGGGAACTTGCTGCAAATTAGGGTGACTTGATGAGAATCGGCCCGACACGGTCCCACCTCCATCCGAGCGCAGCTGGTTAAACTGACAATGAATACGGCCATTATGCTGATGACTAAGAATCGTATCAACAAACGTTGTATTCGCTTTATTGTACTCTCGTATCTCAAGAATATTCTTCGCTACTGGGTGTTCATGTTCCGACAAGAACTTCTTCGTGAAGCTTGGCTCTTCTGTCTTCTCTGTCCTGTCATAGGACAAGTTATAGTGATCAAAGATTCTCGCAAGACTCTTCGCGTTCCACGGCTCAATGTCCACCCCCGTCTCGTCCTTGATGACCTTACAGAGCGCGTCTTCCTTTGACTGCAACAACTTCTTTGTATCATGCGCCTTGTCTAGGTCTACACGAACGCCTCTGCACTTCATGTCAAAGATCAAGGGCAGCAAGTCCAGTTCCATCTTGAGGATGTCTAAACAATCGTCTTCTTTTAGTTTCCGCTTGAGCACGTGCCATAGGTCAAACGTCAGTCTCGCGTCAGTCTCGGCGTACAGAGCAACTCTGGCCGGCGGTAGCTTCCACATGTCCTTCTTGGCGTCTACGCCATGCTGCGCCGCCGTTCGACGTAGATCATCCTCTTGCTTACGCTTACCAAGATACGTCTTACCCAAGGCATCTAGGCTGTAGCTAAACCTGTTCTCATCTAGCAGCGGGGCCGCAATCATCGTGTCCAGTATGTTGCCCTTGACCTCGAGGCCCTCTGTCTTGAGCCACCCTAGGTCATACTGAGCATTGTGGAACACGACATCCATGCCATGGTTCAGCTGCGCCTTGAGCCACTTGACCACGTTCGTCTTCGACATGTTGCCGAAGCTGTCATGCGCGATAGGTAGATACGCTTGCCAGTTCTCTGTAGCGACAGCAATGCCGATGAGATATCCATCGTCGCGTGACCAACCCGGTCCCTTGGAAATTAGATTAGGGTCCTTGGTCTCTACGTCTATGCAGATGAGTTTCTCGCCCGACAAATCTGGCAGTGAGTCCGGTGGTGTCCAGATCGTCTCGTCAAACAGATCATCTTCCATCGCAGAGTGCCGCCCATATAGCTGTGTATGCTGTTGCATCGACCCCATCATCTGGGTTGAAGGCGCCGTTCTCATGTCTAGCGACCTTCAGCAAAACCATTATAAACGCGGCTTGATCAGGGGTCACGTTATGACCAAGGTAGACGGTCACCAGTTCAGCGAACCGTTCATGCAGACTCGTATAGTCTCCATGCTGAGAAGCACGTTCACCAGTAACCAAGTCCAGACACTTCTGTAAGATCTCATCAGGTTTCATATTGTGTAATACTTATCGGTTATGGGTTCCATTATGTGCAAAGACTGACGCGCCCTTGTCACGGCGACATAGAAGACACGATGCTCCGTAGAGGGGTTCTTCTGGTATTCACGATCTGCGGCGTAGGACAAGTCAGGTATCACCAGTACGTTGTCAGCCTCACCGCCCTTCATGGAGTGTATCGTGCTGACCTTGATACGAGGATTCTTGACGTTGTCACCGCGCCGTAATGCGTTCAGCAGATAGTGCTCCATGTCCCGTGTGATCTTGTCTAAGACCTGATGCCAACGGATATCCCCTACTTGCAGCAACCCTAGATGGTCCCTTGCGTAGTCCATGTTGATCATCGTCTCATCATCGACAGATAGCAACGCCTTGGACCTTGGACCAAAGCCCTTCCTATAACCAACGTCCGCTCTCATGTGGGTGTAAACGTTCTTGATCTCTTGTGGGGTTATGCTCTTACCCTTTGTCAAATCTTCCCAAGACATAATCGCGTCATATATGTTTGTTGGTATGCTAGGCCGCCCGTTACGGCTGTAGACCCAGCCTTCGTCTCTCAACGCATCGGCGTACTGTGACGCAATGCGATTGGTCCGCGCTAGAATGCACCACTCCCCTGAGTCCAATGGAACGTCCCACAGGCTCTGATGCTGCTGCACGGTCCCGTCCTCATCTCGAGGACTCCAATCTTTGGGGGCCCTGTCACGAATACGTGACACCACACTCTGTGCTACATGCCATACACTCTCTGGCAACCTGTAAGACTTGTGCAGAACCTCTCGGTCTTCTGTCGCACTTAGGAACGCCTCAACGTCCGCACCTTGAAAGCCCATGATCGCCTGATCGTCATCGCCGCTGAAGATCTGTATGTCAGGCGTTTCTCGTAATACGTCGATCATCTTCCACTGTAGCGTAGACAGATCCTGTGCCTCATCGACAACCAAGGCGTCAACGTCCAACGAATAACCCCGTTGAATGAACTCCTCAATCATGTCCGTGAAGTCGATCTTGTTATACTCAAGCTTGTAGTCTTCGTATGTGTCCACAAGGCGCTTCATCTCAGAGTAATGCAGATTGTAGTTTTCGGCCCTTCTGAACATCTCCTCCCACGGTATCTCCTTGCTACGCGCTAGGTGATACAGGCTCATGTAGAAATCGCCTTCACTTACGCCCAACGTGTCAAAGTCAGACTCTATGTTCTGTGAGTAGTTTTTTCCGAAGGACAATCCAATGGCCGCACCAATCTTTGCAAAGTCCGCACCGCCAATAACGTCTGAAGTTTTGTACCCGCCCTCACGAAAGGCAATGGAGTGTAGCGTCCTGAAATGCGGCAAGCGGTCCTCTGTAATTCCAGTGTCCCGACATACACGCTCCTGACTTTCCTTCGCAGCTTTCCTTGTAAACGACACACACGCAATGCGCTCTGGTTCAATGCCTTGCCGCATATACTCCTGTATGAGGTTAGAGTTGTTTTGCGTCTTGCCTGTGCCTGGTGGACCTAGGTATGTCTTCTGAACTTTCATTGTGCTTCCCACCTAAATTTGAGCTGCCCGTAGATAGGTTGCCAATCCCGCTCCCGGCCTTTGCGGTCCCAACCGCCTTTCTGTGTCTCCCCCACGATCTTCCACCCAGCGCCCTTCAGACTAGACCCGCTCTCTTTCTGTAGCGTGTACGTGACCATGCGCTTGCCGCCCATCTGCTGCCAGATTCTCCAGCAACGGCCATACAGAAAAGAACACGCTCCTTTCGGCGCATCGTCTAAGACGCAGCAACGTGTAACCTCTGCGGTATATCCATCGTCCAGTAATCGAGCCACTGGTCTGCCGACAATTGCAATGCCGACCATGCGGTCCCCCGTAGTGGCGCCTATCGCAAACTTGCCACCGTCCCTACTCGTTCTCTTGCTGTGCCTGTGGAACTGTTCCACAAAATGGTTGGCCTCTCGCAACGTTATGGGCATAGGCTGGAGCTTCAAAACGGCACCTCTTCAGAGAAGCTCGGCTTCTTTAAGTCAACGTCTAATTCTTCCATCTCTGGTACAAACCAGACCCTGACCGTTCTCCACTTGCCCTTGTTGTCCTTCAGCCGATACTGCTTATCAGACTCCGCACCATTGTTCAGTTCCTTCAATCGCTCCGTGATCTGCCCGCGTGAGTAATTGGTGAAGCCTTTGCGCTTCAAGAACTCCTGTAGCGCACCTAGCTTGAAATATGTGTAGCCATCCGCTGTCCATGGCTTGCCCGTCAATAACTCCTCCTCCGAAGTCGCACGTATGCGAGAGGTGCAGAACGTCTCCAAGAACTCGTTGAACTGACCCTTGGTTGTCAGTTCCTCTGGCACCTGTATGTGCGTTGCCGTGGTCAGTAGATTGTCGATCATGTCGCGCCAATCAGCATCCTTCATCCGCGCTGGCATCTGGTACATCTGCTCCATGCAAGCCCGTTGAAAGTCCATCTGCATCTGTAACTGCTTGGTCGATAGTTCTAGCCGCGCACCGTCAACGTCCACGAACCAAACTGGGGGCTCCGACAAAACGACGGTCAATCCACCGATTGTTGGAAAGGACTGACTACCACCCACACCAAACTGTCTGGATCTGCACAACGCCTTGTTGCAGTGACTCTGTATCGGTTCTTGTTTGCACGTGTAGAAATATTCTTTCTTCTCCAGTTGTTCCTGTATCGTCACGATCTCTTTAGCTGGCAACGACGGATTGCAGTAGTTCTGATTATGCTTCTCAAGGAGCTCTTTCCAATTCTCTGGCGACGATAGCTTGTAGTACACGCCGATGTTGATCATCGTATTGTTACGGCCACCCTCTGGAATCCCGTGTTCTGTCAACTGCTGTAGACACGGTGGGCCGTTAGGCAATACATCCGACTTGGATGTCAGTTCAAACTCACGTAACTGCTTGAGCGTGATCTTGCTCTTCTCTGCCAGATCAAGAAACTCAACCAACGTCAGTTCCTTGCCGCTTCTGTCATAAGCAAACCGTGTCGCGTACTCAGCTTGAAAGTATGGTAAATTTATAAAGTTCCCTACGTCACCGCGCTCTACGATGACCTCTTCTTGTTTGGGAAATATCTCGCACGTGCCAAAGCCCAAGGCCGATGCAAACTCAGCCAACTTGTCGCGGAGTTCCACCGCTGGCACCTTCTCTGATAAAAATATAAATAAATGAGCGCCGCCCGACTTTGAACGGCACAACGTCAAGGGTAACTTCAGCTTGGCTGACTTCTTACACAGCGCGATAAGGTCAAGGTTATAGTCATCGATGTCCAATGCACCGAAGCTGCAACTGTTGTCCTCATCAATAGGTATGCTGCCAATCCCTTGCTTGCCGTCTAAGTGCGACTGCACAAGTTCAATGGTCAACGGTTCACGGACAATGTAGCTCTTCGCCTTCTGCTTACCATGACGTTGATGGTTCAGAACCTCTGTCTGGCCGTGAGCGCCTCTGAAACCTTGAAAAAGGTCAAAATATCTCTCTGCTTCCGTCATGCGAAAATAGACCCCTAAACGGTACGGGACCGTTTAGGGGTCATCCTTCCCTAGAACGGAACGTCAGAGTCAGATTGATTTTCAATCTGTTCTAAGTTTTGAGGGGGAGCGATGGCTAACTCACCAGACACAACCGACTGATGCATTTCCTTCGCTTCGTTATAGGCTTCGATGGAAGGCACCGAGCCTTCTTTTGCGATGCTCCAGTTGAACCACTTGCCCTTGTCGTTCTCATCTTTGACAGAGGTCAAGCGATAGGTGTTCGCGAACATCGGCAACGCTTTGCCATTGTGCTTTTGCATCTGCATCAGCGTCAGCCAAGCACGTGACTTTTTCAACTGGGTCTTCTTCATATCCAGTATCGCACTTTCTAAGGTGCCGTCATCGTGGACAATCTTCACGTAGTATTGCGCCGTGCGAACCAGTTCATTACCCGAAGGCAGAAGTTCCATGCCCGTGTCATCGTCACGGTAGGCGTTCTTAACATCGTCGCTGGTCGATGCCAGTTCGCCCACGAAACCCCCGCCCTGTGCGCGAGGAATGAACTCCAACAGCTTCATTTGAAATAAAGCGGGAAGAACAACGACACCTTCATCCCCTGCCCAATGCTGCTTGGTAACCGTGTTAAAGATATCACCAGCGCCACTGCCTTCGATGTAGTTGCTGTCGCTCTTGTCAATCTGTGGCGACAAGGCTTGGATCAATCGAATGAAAGGTATCTGTAGGTCGTCTGTCGTTACGCCTTCAAAGCCGCTACCACTGTCAGCCTCAAAAGCTTCTGCGAGTTCTGCGGGTAAACCGCCACCATTTTTCTTAGCCATGTTCATGCTCCTTTGATCTTAGCTACTGTTCCAATGTGTGCGTTGAATAGTTCTGTATCGAACTCCTGACCAGCTTGCAGTCTTTCTTTTGCAAGCTTCTTCAGTGTCATCGGCTCCACCCAAATCTTTGAACTGGTATCGTGACCAGCCTCAACGAGATCAGCCTCAAGGGCTTTCGCTTCGTTGTCTTGGGACAAGCCAAAACTTACTTCCAATTTGTTTTTGATAAAGTCACCGCAACCGATTGACCGTAAATGCTGGATCGCTAAATCCTTCTGCAAAGGGTCCTTCGGCATGGTGGCCGATACAAAGGTCGTAAGAGAAACGGAGTTGCCGTCAACCTCTACCTTGTCCATACCAATCTCGCTCATTCTGGCAGGGATCAATTCGTAAAGGTATCTGTCGCGAGTTTTCTTCAGACTCTTTACCGCCTCTTCTGCGTTCGATATCGACTTCGTAACATCGGACGCTTGACGGATTAGATCAGATAACTCTGCACCTTTCTCCGTGGTCAGGTCTTCAAACGCTTCTGCGTCTGCTGCAATCGTATCAAGGATATCTGTCACAAGTATCTCCTCTTCAGGTTTCAAGATCTGCAATGCCAGACTTTAGCCTGACACTGATTGGGTAATACGCCTTTTCAAATTTGTCCCACTTGAGGATGTTTACACGGCCGCCGTTACGCTCTGCTGCTAAAGCAAAGCACACACCGATGACCGCTGGGTCACCCAACAGCAACAGCCAATCGTCATCCCCAAACGTTTTCAAACCGCGTTTGATCTTAGCGACCACCCGGTTTGCGCTTGTGTAAATCTGATCGTCGGTTGTTGTGAGACTTTCGAGCTGTCCAAACTTCGTTGCCTTGAGGACATTGAAGCGAGGGTTCTCTTGCGTGAGATAGACAGTCATTTTCTTTCTTTCTCTCTACCTATGCCATTTATCTGGACAAAGGGTATTTACAAAGGCTATGCCCCCTTTTATATAGAGGTTAGTTTCATGGCAAGAGAAAAATGACATACACCTTCAAGACCGACCCATACGAACATCAAAGAACAGTGCTTAGAGATAGCTGGAGCGAGGTCAATTGGGGCCTGTTCCTCGAGATGGGTACAGGCAAGAGCAAGGTCACAATAGACAACGCCGGCGCTTTATTTGAAGCTGGACGCATCGACACCCTGGTGGTGGTTGCGCCGAAGGGGGTCTATCGCAACTGGTCAAAGACAGAGATACCCGCACACCTTCCAGACCGTATCGAACGGACTATCGTGACATGGGTGCCATCGCCAAAAGCGAAAGAAAAACAAGCACTTATCGGCATGGTCGCTCCTCACGAAGGTGATGATCTGCGCGTTTTGGTTATGAATGTCGAAGCCCTGTCCACGATCAAAGGTCAGAAATACCTGGTCAAAGTTTTGGAAATGTCGAGAGCGATGCTGGTGCTTGACGAAAGCACGGCAATCAAGAATCCGAAGGCCAAACGAACCAAAGCCATACTCAAGATGGCACCCTTGGCGAAGTACAGGCGTATCCTCACGGGCTTCCCTGTAACGCAGTCTCCCATGGATCTGTGGTCACAGTGTCACTTTTTGGACAAGACTTTGTTGGGCGATTGCGGCGACAACTTTTTTCAGTTTCAGTATCGATATGCGGTGATGAAGCGCCAGACTTTTGGGAGTCACAGCTTTAATCGTGTCGTCGGCTACAGGAATCTTGAACAACTGTCGGATCTTCTGAAGACGTTCTCTTCGCGTATCTTGAAGAGTGAATGCTTGGACTTGCCCGACAAGATTTATACGCAGCGCAATATTGCCCTGACGCCAGAACAAAAGCGCATTTACGCAGAGCTCAAAGAGTTTGCACTGGCGGAACTAGACGATGATCAGTTTATGTCGGCACCCAACGTGATGACCCAGCTGTTGCGGTTGCAGCAAGTTCTGTCCGGTCACACGAAGCCTGACGATGGTGAACTTGTAGAGATACCCGACAATCGAATCAGCGAGCTGTTGAACTGCCTCGAGGAAGTCGATGGCAAGGTGATCATCTGGTCACGGTTCCGTTACGACATGCAGCGGATCACGAAGGCCCTGAACGTTGTGTATGGCAATACCAAAGTGGTCACGTACTACGGTGACACGGATGACGAACAACGGACCAAGGCCATTGAGAGATTTCAGAACGGCAGTGCCCGGTTCTTCGTCGGCAACCCACAGACAGGTGGGTACGGGATTACACTGACGGCGGCGAACACCGTTATCTATTTCGCTAACAGTTTTGACCTAGCCGTTCGTATGCAGTCGGAAGACCGGGCGCACCGCATCGGTCAGAAGAGTAGCGTCACGTATATCGACATGATTGCGGAAGGCACGATTGACGAGAAGATCGTGAAGGCGCTGCGGAGCAAGATGGACATCGCCACAACGGTGATGGGGGAGGATCTACGGAAATGGTT